AAGGATGATATCGAGATTGAATTGAGATGTCCAGAAAAGGATTCTCGGGGTAAGTTTGGGCGCATCCTCGCAGAGGTCTGGGTCTCCGAGGGTGGTCAATGGACGAATGTAAATAAGTGGTTATGTGATGAAGCCTACGCTGTCCCATACTCTGGTCAAAATAAGAGTGCGGTCGAGGCACTCCACGAATCAAATCGGTCTAAGTTGAGAGTCAGAGGTGAAGTTGTCTAAACATCGTAAGGGTACTTGTGCACCCATAGATTACAAATCCATTTTTCACCAGACTTTACAGGGCGACCCCCATGTAAAGCCTTGGACGTCATGAGCTCATAGTTGTCGAGTGTATGGAAAAAGAGCGCGTCACCAGCCTTCAACTTGTACTTCTTGTTCAAGTTGGGGAACTCCGTTTCACCCTCCTCATAGTCATCATTGAGGGCCAATATCACAGTATACATTCGTTTGTTTCCCTTGATATCATCAAAAGTATCTTGATGTGGTGCGTAATGTCCACCAGGTTTGTACCTCAGAACTTGGAGATATTCACTATTTGTGAGAGGTCTATCCGTGAGCGCAACACACCGTTCAGCCACCCGCTTTACAACTGGGTCATCAAAATCAAGCCACGCCGTTTCACTATCGCGCACTTTTGTATCAATCTTCCGGTCTTCGGCAACTGTGGAGACATGTAACTTGTTTTCCGCCTTTGTCACGATATGTCTCCTTTCATCGTCTGTGAGAAAGTTTGGAATGACTCGAGGCTCCTGATATCGTGGTAACAGGTACACAACTAATACTATGATGGATAGTACAAGTAACATCATCTTAATCTTAGTACACATTAATATTTTTGGGAAGTACACAATTGTATCTTTTTCGAATTGTATCAAGTACTGTATTCCCATAGTCAATTAATTTTAGACCAATATCCAATAATTCATCCTTTCTATCGGGGTCTATCATATATTGTCTAAGAAGGTCTCCACCTGTATCTGTGAGCATTCTAAAAATATTATTGATGTCCCGGTGTCTCTCTCTTTGTTTGTCTCGTCTCTGGAGTTCCTTTCGCATATCTGCCTCTTGAAGTTCATTCATCATATAGGCTACACGGAGGTATTGATTGTCTCCATCATATATATCACCATACCTATATACAAGGTCTCTATCGACGTAGTATATAACCATAGCAAAACGCATGACATCATCTGGAACCCCAGCTTCCCTCAATTCCCTAAAAGTTGGGACTCCACCACACGGGATGTCTCCGTGTTCTCTCGTCGAGATTCGCCCTCTCTTGAACTCCATATAATGTGGATTGTGTATTCGACCAGTCTCTATGTGCCCAGTTCGCCAGTCAAACGCCGTGTGGCAATCTGGACACCACATCTGGGAGCAATTTTTCGTTACTGTAAAATCTTTTAGTAAAAATCTACTATTACCATCAACCGCCCAACCATAATACTTACCCCTTTTAATTTTTTCAACCTCGATGGAAGTTACAGTCAAGTTTACTCCACCTAATTGTTTTTTACATTTCTTTCTTTTTAAAATAGTTGGTATTTCATGTAAATTGTAACCAGAAATATTAATACAAAATTGATTTTTATAGTTTTTAAACACCACCTTGTCAAATGTATTTTCATTCTGTCTATACCTTGTAGATACATTGACAGAAAAACCAAGAGATTTTGCCAATAAAACTATATTATTTGACATTTTTTCTATCGTTGTAATGATACTTATACGTCTACCATTATTTGCAACCGAACCATCTGTATCTATAATTCCAGCCAATACACTTAATCTTATATCTTTTGAATTAAAAATGTAATCATCTGGGATATGCTTGTTATTAATTAAATTATACTTTTCCAATTGTTCTTTTAATGGATTTTTGTAACTACATTTGTTATGTTTATTATGAATATGTTTTATATAATACCTGTATTTATTTGTTGTTTTTATAACTTCTGCGTTATTTGTTTTGGCCCACGTTTTCCAATATTCAAGTAATTCTGGGTCATTTGTAGCATATTCTTTTCCATTTGAATATCCATCTCCAAGCCAAGTACCCAATATATATGGGTCAATATGTATATCTTTTTTTGTCCAACCGACAGAAGTTTGAAGTTTAACACCTTTTAATGTTTTTTTACGAGAATCTTTTAATTCTAAATAATCTTTTATTTTAATATTTATACATTTATCTAAATTGAGACGTGTTTTTTTAAAAGCTTCAGCTTCGCATTTTGTGTCAAAATTTTTACTTTTAAAAGTTTTATCAAACCATAGAAATTTATATTTATTTATTGATGTGTAATATTTTATAGAACCATTGCCAGCATAATATAAAACTAATGTATGTTCACTATTTACAATGTAATTTTCACCTTTGTTTTGTTTTATTATATACATATCATCTTCACCATTAGTTAATTTTAAAACTGTTCGAGACTCTCCATCGTCGCCTATCAATTTATCATTAATAACTATATCTTTTGCCTTTTTTATTGTTCCGTCGTACATTAAAATTTCAGTTTCAGGTGAAAAACACCCGCTTAATTTGTGTATCATCGTTCCACATTTGGGACACCCCTTTGTATCTTTCTTTAGAAGTTCCATAGTCTTCACAGCATCTGGGTCACACACGTGTGCGTCACACAGTTGTTCATTACACTTTTCACAAAAGTAGCGGTCACAGAGACCACAGAACCAATCCTCATTCATAAAACCTTTGCATTCCCCGGTCGGACACTTACGGACAAACTTCTTGGGTTCCACAATCTCACCACCAGTACGAAGGAGCTCAAGTTGTCGATAACTTTCCTCCATCTGCTCACGAAACTCTATAATCTCTTCGGGTATGGTCGTGTTCGTAGATACAGGCACATATATGTGATACTTTTGGTGTAACTCTATGAGTTGCCGGCGTTGTTCACTTATGATGACGTGTAACCGTCGTATCGCAAGTATTCGTTCAACTTCGGGTTGGGTCTCGGGCATTCGTATCTTTTCCCGTTCAAAGAGGATATTCTCTCTGTGACGACGAAGTTCCGTGTTACGGAAGTATTTGGTGCACCAGGTGTCTACAAACTCCCGGTTCCACAGGTTCTTACACCCCATACAGTGTGGGTCGTCCGAGATGGACAATAGATACCTCGATGAACATGCACGACAGCTCACTAAATCACAGAAGGGGCATTCAACCTTTTTGTGATTTATTTTGTTGAACTTTTCACAACATACATCACAATTTGCCATTCATTAGAAATCGCCCTATATCTTTAACCAAAAAAAAATGTGACTTTATAGTAAAAATGTCGGGTTATTATACTTCTAAACCCAAATCTAACACACCGATAATCATTGGTGTTGTTGTAGTTGTATTAATCGTACTTGGTATCTATTTTTATATGCGCCGTGGAACTACCCAAGTGATAGCCCCAGCCCCAGCCCCAGCCCCAGCCCTAGCCCCAGCTCCAGTTGTAATAGAGGTTTTACCTCCACCTCCACCACCCAAACCTCCAGTTGTCGTTGATGTTCCACAAGAGTTCAGGACAGGCACCAACCCATGGAGGATAGCGAGCAAACGCGCGGCGATGAAAAATCACAATAGAGGGCGTCTCGATTCGCCGCAAGCTTGGTCGGCAGACGAGAACAAGGTTGGTAAGTGGTACCAGATGGATAATGGTAAGATTGCCGATATCGTCGGTGTCGCCATCAAGGGGCGAAAGGACTCTGACCAATGGGTCAAGACTTTCAAAGTCAAGTACTACGACGCGGGTACCTGGAAGGATGTTGATGGCGGTGCCACATTTACGGGTAATAAAGACCGTGACACTCAGGTCGAAGTGAAGTTCACCACCCCGGTCACGACTAGATACATTCGTATTTATCCACAAACTTGGAACAGACACATGTCTTTGCGTGCAGGTCTCATCACAAACTCAACTCTTCCAAAATCCGAACTCAAACTCCTCAATATTCCAGCGGGGAAGCGTGCGGCGTCTTCGTGGTATAAAAATAGCGAGGCTAATTCCAGCTGGCACCCCAAAAAGGGTACTCTAAACAGCGGGACAGGATGGCACCCCAAGAATAAGGCACCTAAAGATGGCAGTGAGTGGTATGAACTGCAAATGGACAGCCCAACCAAGGTAGCGGGTGTCGCCATCCAGGGGCGTGGTAGTGGTGACGATCCTAAAAAGTCGAATCACTGGCAGTGGATCACCACCTTTACTGCAAAGTACAAAGACGCCGCGGGTCAATGGAAAGATGTTGATAATGGGTTTGTGTACTCGGCTTGTAATGATAAGGATTCTATTGTCTGGGCACCATTCAATACTCCAGTGAACACCACTGCGGTGCGCATTTACCCAAAGACGTGGCATAGATGGTATCCTGGTCGATTTGACCTCATTGGCTCTACCGGAACTTCCTCGGAGTCATACACAATTGGTGGATATGATGAAGAAATTGTGGGTTTCTCATTCTAAATCTTATTTTAGACTTTATACAAACTAAATAAATTACGTATTTTAATGTGTATTTTATTTACTTTCTTGATAAAATCAAACCC